TAAATTAAATAAAAATTTAAAGATTAGTAATGTAAAACCTACTGGCGATACCACTAAATTAAATACTCAACATCAACCTGTGCCGTATAATGTAAGCATATCTTTAAATGTATTTACTTCTAATTCAGATGACGGTTTACAAATTATTGAACAGATACTTCCATACTTTCAACCAGACTATACAGTTACAATGTATGAAAACAAAGAGTTTATGGATTCAAAAAGAGATATACCATTTATATTAAATGGTGTAGATTATGATGATAGTTATACAGGTTCACTTACAACAAATAGAAGAATAGTATATACATTATCATTTACTGCAAAAATATATTTGTATGGTCCGATAAGTACAAGTTCTGTTATCAAAAAAGTTTCAGCAGACTTATATACAGATTTACAAGGCAAAGGTCCTTCTCGTAGTGAAAGAGTTACAGTTACACCTAATCCTACTTCTGCTGACAAAGATGATACATATACATATACAACTACTTTAGATTTCTTTGATGACGGTTTAAATTATGACGAGGAAACTGGTAACGATACATAATAACAAAAGGTTTATAAAATGAGTACAATTGACGAAAAATTAAATGAAGTTTTGAATATAGCTGAAGAAGTATTTGAAGAAAAGAAAGAGGTTGCAATCATACCATCTACTGTTCCAAAAAATACTGATCCAGATGTTGACTTTGAAACTGGTAGAGAAAACTTATACAAGTTACTCGCAAAAGGCAACGAAGCAATTGACGGTATTTTAAGTCTTGCAAAAGAGGGTGAACATCCTAGAGCATATGAAGTTGCAGGACAATTAATCAAAACAGTAAGTGAAGTTTCTCAAGACTTATTAGGTCTACAAGAAAAAATGAAGAAACTTAAAGATGTTCCTAATACTGGACCTAAAAGTGTAACCAATGCATTGTTTGTTGGTTCTACTACTGAATTAACTAAACTTTTAAAGAAGAAAGATTAATGGATTTTTTTAGACCAAATATAGAAAAAAGTATTACTTTACCTTCTCCACCGTTAAGAGATGAAGATGAAATATCTCGTATGAAAGATATTATTCGAAATCGAACGGCTGAAGATGTACAGTCTATAAGAAACCATGATGAAGTACCATTCTATGCATTAAGAAAATATTGTCAAGAAAACGGATTAATATTTCACGAAAACGAATTTGAAGATTTGATTGAACAGTCTGTTCCGATTATTATGCATTTTAAAAATATGTTTAATCGTAAGAGACCTATTGAAATTGATAATAAATTAAATACATTACCAAGTAAAACTAATAAAACACCATCTTATCCAAGTGGTCATGCTGCACAAGCAAGACTTGTTGCTAGATATGTCGCTGGTAAGTTTCCTGAACATGAAATCGAATTACTTAAAAAAGGCGATGAATGTGGTATGGGAAGAGTAAAAGCTGGGTTTCACTATCCGTCTGACAATGAGTCAGGTATTCTACTTGGTGAAAAGTTATATGTATTTCTAAACAAAGATAATTATGAAAACTGAGCAATACTTAGGAAATCCAAATCTTAAAAAGGCACACTCAAAATCTCGATTTACAAAAAAACAAATTGAAGAAGTTTTGAAGTGTTTGGATGAACCAAAATATTTTATAGAGAACTACTTAAAGATTGTTACAATTGATAAAGGTCTTGTACCTTTTGAGATGTATGACTTTCAACGAGATATGGTGGATACATTTCACGCAAATCGTTTCTCTATTTGTAAACTACCGAGACAAAGCGGAAAATCGACAATCATTGTCTCCTACCTCTTACACTATGTTTTGTTTAATGACAATGTAAATGTTGCAATTCTCGCCAACAAATCTTCTACGGCAAGAGATTTACTGGGCAGGTTGCAACTTGCATATGAATACTTACCTAAATGGATGCAACAAGGAGTTCTCAACTGGAACAAAGGTTCTATTGAATTAGAGAATGGAAGTAAAATCATAGCCGCAAGTACTTCATCAAGTGCTGTTCGTGGTAGTACATTTAATATTATCTTTCTAGATGAGTTTGCATATGTACCAAACAATATTGCAGAAGAATTTTTTAGTTCAGTTTACCCAACAATATCTTCAGGACAATCATCTAAAGTTATGATTGTTTCTACACCACACGGAATGAATATGTTTTATAAGATGTGGATGGATGCAACAAATAAAAGAAATGATTATGTTCCGATTGAAGTACACTGGTCAGAAGTACCAGGACGAGATGAAGCATGGAAAGAACAGACAATACGAAATACAAGTGAAGCACAATTTCAGACCGAGTTTGAATGTGAGTTCTTAGGTAGTGTTGATACTCTTATCAATGCAAGTAAAATTAAAACAATGGCAGTTGTAAATCCGTTGATTAAAAGTTTAAATGGTACTTTAGATGTTTATGAAAAACCGATTAAGGGTAATATCTATGTAATGACAGTTGATGTATCAAGAGGTATTGGAAATGACTACTCAGCGTTTGTTATCATTGACGCTACGAAGGCACCATATCGAATTGTTGCAAAGTACAAAGATAATGAAATCAAACCTCTACTTTTTCCTAGTATTATGAAGAAAGTAGCTGACGCATATAATCAAGCATTCATATTAATTGAGATAAATGATTTAGGTCAACAGGTTGCAGATGCTATGCAATTTGAACTAGAGTACGAAAATATGTTAATGGTGACACAAAGAGGAAGATCAGGACAAGTATTAGGTGGAGGATTTAGTGGTAGAGGTAGTCAACTAGGATTAAGAATGACTAAAGGAACAAAAAGAATTGGTACTTCTAATTTAAAAAGTTTAATCGAGGGTGATAAACTTATAATTCAAGATTTTGAAATCATAGCAGAATTGTCAACTTTCATTTCTAAAGGAAAATCCTTTGAAGCAGAGAGTGGCGCTTCAGATGACCTTGTAATGTGTTTAGTTATATTTTCATGGTTAGCGAATCAAAGATATTTTAAAGAACTAACAGATGTAGATGTTCGAGGTCAAATGTTTACCGATCAGAAAAACGCAATTGAGGCAGATATGGCCCCGTTTGGTTTTATAGATGATGGAATAAATGATCCAGAAGGTAATAATTCGCAGTTTTATGATGATACGGGACAGTTGTGGAGTCCTGTAACCTCACGCAGAGGGGAAAACTAGAGATTTGGGATCATATAAATATCTACAAAGGGTTATAACTAAATTAAAAAAACTTAATATTAAGGAGAACTAAAATATGGCTTTTCAAGTATCACCAGGTGTTCTCGTAACTGAAAAAGATTTAACTAATATTGTTCCTGCTGTTTCTACAAGTAGTGGCGGAATTGTATTAGTTGCAGAAAAAGGACCGATTGATGAAATTACAACGATTTCTTCTGAAAAAGAATTGGTTGATAACTTTGGTAAACCAAATTCTTCAAACTTTGAAGATTGGTTCACTGCTGCAAACTTTTTAGGATACGGAAATAATCTGAAGATAGTAAGACCAATAACTGGCGTTTTAAACGCTATTTCAACTGGATCTGCTGTCTTGATAAAATCGACTACTGATTACCTAGACACCTATTATTCAGAATCAGGTGCAGGACAAGTTACAAGCATAGGACCATTTGCTGCAAGAGAGGCAGGAACACTAGGAAACAGTTTAAGAATTTCTATGTGTACTAACTCAACTGCTTTTGGACCACACTCAATGAGTGGTAATTTAGTTGCTGACGCTTCTGCTGCTGTTGGTGACACATCAATTACTGTTGACGATGGTAGTTTAATGCAAGTTGGTGACATACTAGAATTTGGAGATGCTGCTAATGTACCTTCAACTGACGGTGCACCTTCAGGGCATTACTATAAAATAACTGCAATCTCAACTCACGTTCTAACAATCGCAAGATTTAATCCTAATACAGGAGTTACTGAAACTGGTGGTTTAAGACACGCTATTGTTGATGATGCTAAAATACTAAGACATTGGGAATATTTCTTTAACTTTTCTAATGCTCCATCAACAACAGATGATGTATCTGCTGCTGGCGGTTCACTAGATGAATTACATATTGTCGTTTCAGACGAAGATGGTGTAATTACAGGAACTGCAGGAACAATTTTAGAAACTTTTGAAAGTGTTTCACAGGCATTTGATGCTAAAACTGCTGAAGGTTCTAGTAATTATTATCCACAAGTAATCTATCAACAATCAGAATTTATCTATTGGACAGATCACTTAGCAACTTTATCAGATGGTGTAACTAAAGTAGGTACAACTTTTGATAATACTGTTGGAGACGCATTTGTAGTATCTAATACTTCACTTGCAAGTGGAACAGATGATTACACTGCTACTGCTGGAGAGATTGACGCTGCATATCAATTATTTGCTGACGCATCCTTAGTTGACCTATCACTATTAATGGGTGGTAAATCAACTGCTGCAAAGGCAACTTCTGTTATGGATATTGCAACTGCAAGAAAAGATTGCGTTGCTTTTATTTCACCAGAAAGAGCTGATGTTGTAGGCGTTGCTAATGCAATTACACAAACTAAGAATGTAAAAGATTTCTTTAATGCTTTACCTTCTACAAGTTATGCTGTTTTTGATAGTGGTTACAAATATATGTACGACAGATATAGTGATGTTTATAGATTCGTTCCTTTGAACGGAGATATTGCGGGTCTTTGTGCTCGTACAGATAGTGTTGCTGACGCATGGTTCTCACCAGGCGGTTTCAATCGTGGACAAATTAGAGGTGCTGTTAAATTAGCATTCAATCCTAATCAAACTCAAAGAGATGATCTATACAAGGCAAGAGTAAATCCTGTCGTTGCATTTCCTGGGCAAGGTACTGTATTGTTTGGTGATAAAACTGCTCAAACTAAACCGTCTGCATTTGATCGTATCAATGTTCGTAGATTGTTTATCGTTCTTGAGAAAGCAATTTCTACTGCTGCTAAATTTCAACTATTTGAGTTCAATGACGAATTCACTAGGGCACAATTTAGAAACTTAGTAGAACCGTTTATCAGAGATGTACAAGGCAGAAGAGGTATTACTGATTTTGCTGTAGTATGCGATACTACTAATAACACAGGTGATGTAATTGATAGAAACGAATTTAGGGCAGATATTTATATCAAACCAGCTCGTTCTATTAACTTCATTCAACTTAACTTTATTGCTACAAGATCAGGCGTTGCCTTTTCTGAAGTAGCAGGCGCATAGAGAGGAGAATAAAAAATGGCTAATATAAATGACTTTAAATCTCGTCTTAGAGGCGGTGGTGCAAGAGCCAATCAGTTTAAGGTAACTTTACCTTTTCCTGGTTACTCGGCAGTTGGAGGAGAAACATCAGACTTAGCGTTCTTATGTTCTGCTACAACTCTTCCTGGTTCTAATGTTGCTGTAACACCAGTAAACTTTAGAGGTAGAATACTAAATCTAACAGGTGATAGAACATTTAATCCATGGTCAATAACCGTGATGAATGATACTGATTTTAAACTTTTCAGAGCATTCGAAAGATGGATGAATGGCATGAATAACATGACTGATAATGAAGGATTAACAAATCCTGCTGATTATCAAGTTGACTTTTTCGTAGATCAATTGGATCGAAACGGAGATACTTTAAAATCTTACACATTTAGAGGAGGGTTCCCTACGGCACTTTCTGATATTGCGTTAGACTACGGAACTAATAATGAAGTAGAAACTTTTACAGTAGAATTCTCTTATCAATTCTTCGAAACTGACACTACTACATAATAAATAAATAGTTATAAGGAATAATATAATATGGTAAAAATACTTGGTTTCCAAATAACCAGAGACGAAAATCTAGAGAAGGCGGCTACAGGTAAACAAGCGTTTACAGTCGCCACTCCAGATGACGGAACTACTACTATATCTGCTGGCGGATATTTCGGCCAATACTTGGATATGGAAGTTAATGCAAAGAACGACTTTGACTTAATTAGACGATATAGAGAGATTGCACAACATCCTGAATGTGATATGGCAGTTGAAGATATTATTAATGAAGTTGTAGTATCAGATGAGAGAGATAGTCCAGTATCAATATCACTAGATAAACTTTCTATATCTGAAAACATTAAAGGCAAAATTCGAGATGAGTTTCAAGAGTGTTTATCTCTTTTAAACTTTGACGAAAAGGGTCACGATATATTTAAACGATGGTATATTGATGGAAGAATTTACTTTCACAAAGTAATAGATCCAAAGAGTCCTAGAAAAGGACTTACAGAAATACGATACATTGATCCACGAAAGATTAAAAAGATTCGTGAAGTAACTAAAGGAAGAGATTCAAAGGGTACAGGAATCGAAGTTATAGAAAAAACTAATGAATGGTTTTTATATAACGAAAAAGGTATGTCTAGTGCAACTTCAAATGCTGGACTTAAAATTACTACCGATTCTATTACTTATGTAACTTCTGGTGTAGTTGACGCTACTAAGAATATGGTTATGGGTCATTTGCATAAAGCAATTAAACCTGTTAATCAGTTACGAATGATTGAAGATGCTGTTGTTATTTACAGAATAGTAAGAGCACCTGAAAGAAGAATAT